GTCAGAAATACTCCAAACAAAGAAGCGTACTATGATGGTATCATGACAGTTAATACCAATTCTAATCTTCCCAATCTGAGAATCAAATTCTATAATTGCCATCCAACATCTCTGAGTGGTATTCAATTTGCCACAACATCCAGTGCAGATGATACTCCTACCGCTGATCTAACTTTGCGCTATGATTACTTTGAAATTGAAAGATTATAGTTGACTTTTACCTAAATCTGTTGTATAGTAATATACATTTTTTGTAATGGAGAAACTATGAAGCCGCCAGTGAACATTGATGCTCTCATGGAAGAGTGGGTAAAAGATGCGGGTTATGATGAAACTGAACCTCAGAAAGCCGTAGCAAACATACCAAAGCTTCATGCGAAGTATTTGCGTATTATGACGCATCACAATCTTACAGTCAAGAAACTTTTAGCAGAATATAACTCACGGCGCAAGATCAAGTGGGAATACTATTCTGGTGATCTGAATAATCCAGAAGACCTTGAGAAGTATGGCCTAGAACCCATGATGAAGAAGGTTCTACGTTCGGATTTGCAGCACTATCTTGACTCGGATACAGAACTAAATAACATACTACTAAAGAAAGTAATGCATGAAGAAATTGTTGAGTTTTGTAAAAACGTTCTAAAAGAACTGAACAACAGAACTTGGCAACTTAAATCGTACATGGATTGGGAAAAGTTTGTAGGTGGACAGTAAAGTTATCATAGTGAATGAGAATGAAGCATTTGTAAGAATCATCTGCGAAGATGGTATTGCATATGAACTTCGTGAAGCATTTACATTTCAAGTTCCAGGCTATCAGTTTACTCCACAGTATAGAGCTAGACTATGGGACGGAAAGATAAGACTTTTTGATGTAAGGTCTAAACAGCTTTATCGTGGTTTAGTTCCATATGTGGCTAAGTTTTGTGAAGAACGAAACTACGAATGGGAATATGAAAACGAAAGTTATGATGAGGAATTTTCTTTAGCGGAAGCCAACGAATTTGTAGAAAAACTAAGGCCGAAACATGCTCCAAGAGATTATCAGTTGGATGCATTCGTTCATGCAATTCGTACAAGAAGGGCTTTACTACTCAGCCCCACTGCAAGTGGTAAGTCTCTTATTATTTATCTTTTGGCTCGTTTTCTTCAATATAGAGGATTGAAGAAGGGTTTGATAATTGTGCCAACCGTTTCTCTTGTAGAACAGTTGACAAGTGATTTCAAAGATTATTCTGAAACGAATGGTTGGAACGTTAGCGATAACATACATAAAATCTATCAGGGTCAGGAAAAGAATACAGACAAATTTCTGACCATCTCTACTTGGCAGTCTATATACAAGATGCCAAAACAATGGTTCGCGCAATTTGATTTTGTTATTGGTGATGAAGCACATCAATTCAAAGCCAAATCTCTTATTGATATTATGACAGGTCTAACAAATGCAAAATACAGAATTGGCACAACAGGTACTCTCGACGGCACTAAAACACACAAACTCGTACTTGAGGGATTATTTGGTTCAGTACGCAAAGTCATTACAACCAAAGAACTCATGGATGCAAAGCACTTGGCTGAATTCCAAATCAAGTGTCTTCTTCTTAGGCATGGTGAATCAATCTGTCAGGCTGCAAAGAACTTTACATATCAACAGGAAATTGAATACTTGGTCCTTAATGAGGGACGAAACAAATTTATATCCAACCTCGCTATATCGCTCGACGGCAATACCCTCGTCTTATACCAATATGTTGACAAGCACGGACGAATACTTCAAAAACTCATTAGTGAGAAAGTTGGATCAGATAGAAAAGTCTTCTTCGTAAGTGGTGATACAGATGTGGACATTCGTGAAGAAATTCGTAAGATCGTTGAGTCGGAAACAAACGCTATTATTGTGGCTAGTTTTGGTACTTTTAGCACTGGAATCAATATTAGAAATCTTCATAACATTATATTTGCTAGTCCGTCTAAGTCTCGGATAAGAAACTTACAATCTATCGGCCGTGGACTGCGTAAGAGTGATACAAAAGAATCGGCCCAATTGTTTGATATTGCCGATGATATGCGATACAAGAAACATGAGAACTACACATTAAAGCATTTTGCTGAACGTATAAAAATCTATACCGAAGAGAAGTTTGCGTTCAAAGTTTATAAGATTGAATTGAAGGGATAAAATATGGTAAACAACGTTGACTTCTTTAGGTTAATAACAGGTGAAGATATAGTTTCAGAATATGAAGATACTGAAGAATGTTATAGGCTGATAAATCCTTGTAAGATCGTATATCTATCTTCCGTCAAAAAGGGCCACATATCTATTTCATTAATGCAATGGATATTTGCAAAAGTGTGTGACAATCAGGTATTTGACTTGCCAAAAAACCAGGTTCAAGTAAAATCCACAGTTAGTGAAAGTTTAATTGAACATTATCATACTTCTGTGGATCATTTTATTCAAGTTGAAGCTGAATCTAAAATAGATTTGGAAGAATATGAATCAGACGATTCTATGGAAAATGTATCAACAGAAGAAACGTTAGACCTACTAAAAGAATATATTAGTAATCTCGCCAAACAAGACAAAGGAAAACTACATTGAAGAATTCTAAGAATAGTTATCTAGAACTAGCAGATGATAATGATTTTGGATTCACATTTGCTAATGAGGAAGAAATTATTGAGACTAATAAGGAATATTCTTCTCTTCAGGAAGAAGTAGATGATCTTAAGCAGAGACTAGAAGCTATCAATAAGATATTCATGCCTCTGCTATTGAACTTAGCTAAAGACTCTGATAAGCCTATGATCAAGTGGCCTAACAGGAAAGAGATTATTGATAAGCAGATAAAGAATCTAACTACCTTAACCAAGGTATAACCAACTATTCATATCATAGCGGACATAGCCTTTATACACCTGTGTCAAGCATTTGTCAAGGAAAAAAGTGAATGAAGACCAAAAAAGTTTCAGTGCATTACGTGGACAATAAGAAGTTCTACGAAGAAATTCTGGCATATAAAAAGAAAGTGCAAGAGGCCAGAGAGAAGGGTCTTGAAGAACCAAGATTGTCTAATTACATAGGAGAATGTATTTGGAAGATAGCTGAAAAGTTGTCTACCAAGCCATGTTTCATTAGCTATTCCTTCAGAGACGAAATGATATCCGATGCTGTAGAGAATTGCATTTTATATTTTAACGATTATAATCCAGATATTGGTAAGAATCCATTTGCATATTTTACACAAGTCATATACTATGCCTTCCTAAGAAGGATCAGCAAAGAAGAAAAGAATAGATACACAATCTACAAAAACTTCCAAGAAACTATTGTCAATCTTGGCAATTCTAATCTTCTGACGGATACAGATGACAACCATTTGATGTCAGTTAATCTGTATGATAACATCAATGAATTTATGGAAAGATTTGAGAAGAAAGAAGCAATAAAGAAAGAAAAGCGTAAGATCGCAAAGGAAGGTCTAATCAAGTTTTACGAGGAAGAAAACGATGAACAACGAAGTGCCGTTTCAAATTGAACATCTGATTAACAGTCTTCTAAACCAGAAAGAGAATGTGCATATCAGACAGAACTATCGTAACAGATTGGAAACAATCAAAGAAGCTATTGACAAATCGTTGAAAAAGTACGATAATGAACTCTACATATCCAATACTAGGAAGAAACGAGCGTAATGGCTAAAGTTCTCATTATTACCGATACTCACTGGGGAGTTAGAAATGACTCCCCAGTTTTCCTTGATTACTTCAAGAGGTCTGTTGATGAATTTCTCATTCCATTTATCAAAGAGAATGGCATTAAGCATATCATTCATGCTGGCGATCTTGTTGACCGTCGGAAGTATATTAACGTTCTTACTCATTCCAAGCTAAGAACTGACTTTCTTGAGCCAATCAATGAACTGTGTGAGATGCACATCATCGCAGGTAATCATGATGAATATTTCAAAGATACATATCGTGTGAATGCTCTTGATGAATTTGTCGCTGGCCGATATGATAACATCAAGACTTATTCTAAGCCAACAACCCTAGAGATTGGCGGTTGCGAATTCTTCTTGCTTCCATGGATCACAAAAGA